GTTGGGTCAGACTTGTATTCACCTTTGAGGTGCCAACCTCTGCTTCTTACACGCACTTTAGGTCTTATATTTTTAGAAGCACCACCACTGACCCAGGCGAGAACTATAACTTCTTGGTAGATGCTGTTCAGTTACAAACTGGCACTGAAGCCACATCTCTTATTTATGACCAAGGTCAGAAGAACAAACTTGTAGATAAGGCTCTTTCCCCTGTCTACATCGACCACCTAACTGGTATGAAACTCAAGGCGGACATCCGTCTTGGCGATTTTGTATTCAACCGCATCGACGAATACGGCGTGGTTTGGGTCGTTGACAATGTTCAAGGCTGGTGGTCATTGCCAGACATTGAAATGCAGGACCTACCTCGTGGGTGGGGCGATGGTTCCTACACAACCTACGGCAGATACAGTGCTAGACAGATTACTATTACTGGAAGTTTTCTCGTGCAAGACACAGACACGCAACTTGAAGATGCTAGAGGTCGCCTAATCAACGCCATCAACTTGGTGAAAAAAGACGCTTGGCTAATTCTCGATGAAGAAATTCCTAAGGCTCTAAAGGTAAGAATAAGTGGTACTCCCGAAATATCCACTACAAATGCCAGAGGTAGGACAGACTTCTCTATTGGTCTAGTTTCCGCTGACCCAATCAAATACAAGTGGGCAGACGCTAGAGATGACGGCTACGCTTTAGCGACAGCCAACTCCAACGCTGAAGTAGTTACCATCAGAAATGAGGGAAACACTCCAGTAAGCGCCGTTTTTGAAATTGTTGGACCAACCACTGGACCTGTGTCTATCTTTAATAGAACATCCGAGCAACTAATAGATGTAATTTACAAGTTGGATAAGTACAAATCTTTCACTGTATCTGGCTCTCAGGTTTCAGATGGCAACCTAGTATTCACTACATCCGATACCCACGGATTCACCGTTGGAGACGCCGTAGATGTTGTAGGTGTTATTGACACTTTTGATATTGCATCTGTAGTTTGTTCTGTGGCCAACTCAATTGACATTGTCACTTCAATTAAGCACAATTTCTCTGTTGGTCAAGAGATACAGTTGACTGGTGTTGCTGCTTTATCTGGCACTACTTATGATGCTGTTACTAATGGTGTTTACTATATTACAAATGTATACGCATCTAGTGGCGACTATTACAGATTTAGAGCCACTAAAGTGGGTCTCACCTTGTCGGTCGCTGGTGCTCAAACCGTGACCGACGCAAGTGGGGAGAATTCCACCAATACTAGGTTTAGTGTTTTCGCTAACTTGTCAACCATCTCCTACAATGGCGACAGCAACATAGGTTTAGTAAATACCGATGATACGCACGGATTTATCGTTGGAGACCAAATTGTCTTGTCAAACACCAGCGACGCTTATAACGGAACATATGTGGTCGTAGGTACCCCGTCTACTACATCATTTGAAGTAAACATCTTTGGGTCCCAGAAAATAGTTGAAATTGATAACTACTCTTCTAGCCTCTCGCTGGGAACCATTACTTTTTCTTCTGGTGCTCTTGATGCTCAAGCAGATGATTCTGTGACTATTAGCGGTGTAAATGAAAATTTTAATGGAACTTATAAAGTAGTATCCGCCAACTCTACGGCAGTAACTTTCAACAAAACTTTTCCTAATGTAACTACTAGCAGTACAACAGATTACGGCACCATCCAGATTTCTTCTCTAAGCACCAGAAGTTCTGTGGCATATGCTGACGGTAGGGCATACTACGGAAATATTTATAATGGTTTCTATAATGTCGACTATGTCCCTACAAACACTTCAAAAGTGTTTAAGGTAATTAGACCTACTTTCTATGGCAATGTTTCAAATGCCACTCAGCAGAGTTATTACGGCTCAATAACCAATCCAGCCGTTGCCAGAGTGTACGGAGAAACTCTAAGCATCGATTCATACACTAGGGAAATAGCCCTAAATGGTGAACTTGGCGGTTACCGTTCAAAACTTGACACTGTTGTTGATTGGATTGAACTACAGCCAGGCGACAATGAAATCATTTTTGAGGATTTGAACAAGAGGTCAGTGGCAAATGTGCAGTACACGCACTCAACCACCACGGCAACTATAGTAACTAAGTCTGACCACAGTTTTGTTGTCGGCTCTATGGTGAAACTTATTGGTCTAAATACTATTGCTGGTGGTTCCAATGTATTTGCTAATGCTTCTATAGCAGAAGTACTTACGGTTCCAGACACTAAGTCATTTACCTTTACTCCTGACAATGTCAACGGAGCATCAAACATCTCCACCACGGCGGTAACTTCTGGCTACATCTACGAGATTAGCCCTGCTTATGTAAACATCTACTACCGCTCAGGCTGGATTGGCTAGTGTATAATAATCATAAAGACAGATACATAGTTAGGTAGTTATGGCAGAGAACGAAGTTACATATAGGTATTTCATTACCAACATTGTTACTAATGAAGTAATCGCTGAAATTCCCCTAACTGGGGTCTCCTACGACCGAGCCCTAAAAGATGCTGGTTCTTTTTCTGGAACTATTTCTCTAACCCCCGAGATAGAGGGTATTGATGTCTATGAGTCCACTATGCCGGGCAAAAACGCAATCTATGTTTTACGAAACGGCGAGTGTGTTTGGGGCGGACCAATTTGGTCTAGAAGTTACGATGTAGTTGGTAAAACCATAAGCATTAATGCTAACGAGTTCACAAGTTACTACCAGCACAGAAAAATTTGGAAAACTTGGAACCTAACTCACAGCAACACTTTAGTATATGTAGACCCGAAAAAAAGTTCCCAACTGATTGTCGAGTTAAACCCTGACACTAAAGAAACCATCACCATTGAAGAGGGCGTGGCGGTCGAGTTATCTTTTACTGATAAAAAGGGCTACAACCTAAATGGTCATTTTAGAGTAAATAGGGACTTTGTAAACGCCACTAAAATTACGGTCGATAAAGAGGCTCTGCAATGGAATGTGCCTAATGTTTCTCACACTTTTGCCACGGTGGGTAGCAGAATAAATGTGACAAAAAGGCAGGTAACTGCTGGCAGTAAAGAAGTAATTATTACCACAGACGATGCCCACTTGTTGGCTGTTGGGGATATGGTAAATATCAAAAATCTTGAATCCAAAGTGGATTTTGAGGGTTATAAGACATACAAGACACTGCCTACCGAGTACCCGCTCGCTGCTTTCGACTCCACATCTATAAAATACATAGTCGGGGAGGTGGCTGAAGGCAGTTACACCGTTAATGTCCCTAGTACTAGGGGGATTAGCGAAGGTGCCAACATTACTCAGATTCCGTATGTTGGCGGAAAAATTACGGGAGCATCGCAACCAAAACTTAATCCTGAAGGTGGTATTCCGACTGACGGATTTAGGACAACCGTAACCAAGGTAATAAACGCCACCAGTTTTAAATTTAGTGCTTACGCTGCTGGCACTGATGTGAACAAGCCAGCCTATAGAGACGGAAAAGTATACCTAAAAATTCAAAATAAGAGTAGCGGATACAACGCTGGTACTAGGGAATACACTATGCAACCAGCAAACAACACTTGGAAGGGGAAAGTAGGCAAGGGCGGTTACATAAAGACGAATGGCGTACAAAAATATGACGGTAGCGGATTAGACCCAATCTTTGGCGATTTACCTACTAATAATGTTTCTTTCAGCAATGTAAACGCCGTTCAGGGCGAAAAAGTCCTAACAATTTCTTCCACCACTGGGCTACAACAGGGTTTTGTTGTTGAGCAAGTCCCGCAGGAGGGAGTAGCAACTGTGCTTAGCGACTGCACAATTGAAGAAGTTATTGGGAACAATAAAATTAGAGTCAGTTCGGCACCGACTTACGATGCGACTATAAAAATTGTAGTGAAGTCGCCAAGGTATCACAAGATAACTGGACTTACGACCGCTAAAATGCCTCAGTCTATGGGCGAGTATTACTTTGAAAAAGGCTCTACGGATTTTGTCGGCGTGCCAGCATTTAAGTTTTACTACCCTAAGACAATTGTTAAGGGGGCAGGATATCAGTATCCGATATCAAACGCGACTTTTAATATAGTTTTAGAAGAGCAACACGAGTTTCCGTACACAAGAAGTAGGACTGCCGCTTGTGCCAATGGTGACCAGCCCGTAATAAAAGTTATTGACCGTAAAACTTTTGTTGTGAATGGAGATTGTGA